TTTGCTGCTGTGTACATAAGACAAACATGGTGCGGAGATAATTTCTTTTTTAAAAGATCAGAGAGAAGTGCAGACCAAATAATAGAAATATCTTTCATATTTTCTTTAAATGGTCCGTACTCCTGCTCCTTTTCTTTACGAATGGAGTTCAATCTTTTACTTAGATTGCTGTTTTCCATTTGGTTTCCAGTTTTGATGAGCTTCTTTAATAAAGAACTCAATTGTTTTACTCATACTGATTGGCAGCTCAAATCGTTTAGACGCAAGCTCCTCAATACGTTTGTAAGTGTCCATATTGATCGCAACCGATTTAAACTTATCTGTGTCCATTACATTTTCTCCAATTCGTTTGGATCAAAAGATGTTTGAGCAGGTTTTTTTGCGGCATCATCCTGCAATTCAATTCTGTGAAACCAGTAATATTCAGAACCTTTGGACATTTTACCTTCTCCAGTAGCTACTGATTTATAAGCACCAAATCTGTATTTTATTCCTAAAACTTCGAATGATCCTGACAAGTCGTATGACTTTGGATCTTTCTTATTCGTTTGAGGAACTGCGATACCAAGATTACTTTTCTTTTTATCTTCAACCATTTAGGTTAACTCCTTTGTTTGTTAGGTTTGTTTTTATTGCTGTGAACTTCTCCATAAATCTTGTGTAAGATAATGGATTTTTCTCTTTCAATTGTTGAAAGGAAGGTTTGTAAGTTGACAGCCAAGATTTATAGGCTCCAAGATGTGAGATCACTTCCAGCTCTGTTAAAGCCTTTTGTAATTGTTTATCTTGTTGTTCTATAGCCAGACTAACTTCTTCAGCAGAAGCAATCTGATCGTTTGTTATTCCAAGGAATGAAAGACCACGACCAACAGCTGATGTTTCAGCATTTTCTAGTGCGCTTGTTTGATTAATTCTTGATGCAGATCTAAACTCTTCTGCTAAACCAGAACTAACGTGCTTTCCTTCTAAGAATATATCAGCCTGGACAACAGCTTTATCGTTATCCAAGTTAATTATTTTAGTTACTATATCTAAATCAGATCCAAGATTACGTCTTACGATTGCTATACGATGAGCAACTGTAGCGTAATCCTTGCCATGAATTGATATTGTTTGACCATTAAGACTGTTCTTAAAATCGCTAATGGTTTGAATTATTTTATCAGCCATATTATTATTACTCCTATTGTTAGTGTTGTTATTGCTAAGAAAATATTTTTACGTCTTATTTGTTTGCGAAGTATGCGGTCCTCTAAAATTAATGAACCAATATATTTAATTCTGTATTCACACATTCCATAACTCCTTAGCTTGCTCTTTAAATTCTCTGCCGATGTTCCAATAAAATGGATGATCGAATTGTGGATCAACATCTGCAATTAAAGATTTTTTTATTTCATCAACTGGTAAGTCTTGATAGCGTGCAAACATACGCTCTCTTCGTTTTGCTACATTTAAAATATATTTAAAATTTTTCTTTAATCCTTCAACAGTTAACCATTCACAATTACTGCTATCGAATAAAGCTGTGTCTTGTTCTGTTACATATAAAAGTTTAACTGGAATTTTAAAATTATAAGCAGCTGCATAAAAGGCAACTTGGATTAAATGATTTTGAGAAGCTAAGGTAGGAGCTTTCGAAGATGCGAACGACAAAGAACCATCTTTTTTAGCTTTACCTGGTCTTGACCATGATGTTTTCAGTTCAAGGAGAAAGGATCCAGCAGCACTAGGAGACGATTTTTCCGAACCAGCTGCCAAAGACTTGAAGCCGAAGTTACCAAATTCAAAATCTGAACGACCAATGATAGCAAGAGAGAGAGAAAGACTATCACCAGGTATCGTTACATAATTTTCACAAGTAACAGGTTCTACCTTAGCTAATTTTCCAATTGCTTGGAAAGCGTTTTCAATCGTTACAGGCAAAGTTTCAAGATAATGATCTTTCTTTGCTTGATCTTTATCGTTAGCTGGCTTGTATTGTTTGAATTCTTCCATCGCTGCTTTAATAGCGAAATCTTTTTTTAATTTAATATGATTAGTAGGAGTTAATTTATTTGCTGGGCTTAGTTTCCAAAGAATGTCAGCGTAATGCCATTGAAGAGCATTGTTGACTGCAACACCTGCAGCCATTTGAGAATTACCTTCAAATAATCTTCTAGTTGTCTGATCGCAGATTACATATCTATAAATGAATGGACCATCTGGCATTAAACATTGAGTAGGTGAGTGGTGAGAAAGTTTTAATTTAATTGCGAATGGAGGATTAATATTTTTAGCTTCTGCAAGAGGATCTAAAATTTTTGTATTATTATCTAAAATTATATTTGTGTTTGTCATAAGAGCTTATGTAATCTCCTATGTCTAACTTGTCTATTAATGTAGTCAGCCTTGACTACTTAGAACTTCTACTTAGCTAACTTTAGCTTAGTCGCTTTAATCGCCGTATTCGCCGTGTTGTTCTGTATTTTAATTCCAGTTAAATCAGAGTTCCACCAAGCGTCTAATTGATCTGTTGGACCATAAAAACTTGTTCTACCTATTTTTTTATGTGGAGGCTTTTGATATTTATATCTAGCAGAGACCATGTGTTTTAATGAACTCTCAGGAATTCCATATCTCAAACAAACTTCTTTTTTTCTTAAAAATAATGGCGCTTTAATTGTCATGCTATTTTTTTAGTATAATTTTTTTTAAATTCTGGAATTTTATTATTGTTATCTAAATTAGTAAGTAATCTTTCGTATTGACCTAAAACTTGAGAATATTTGTGTTTTACTTCTGTAGTTTTTTTCTTATCTTTTAATGTTAATAATAATTCTCTTGTTTTAAATAAAGTTTTTTCAACTTCATTTAACTTATCCTGAATATCATTTCTAAGTATTGCAGATCTTACTCTGTTAGATTTTTTAGTAAGAACAGGATCAATGATTGCAGCTACAGGAGATATGAATAAAAAATCTGCCACATCCTCAACAACAATCTTATTTTTTGCGTATGGATCTGGGTTCAATATACTTATTTTACCTCTAGCATTTTCATAAATTCCAAAGAAGTATCTAATGTCGTCAACTCCAAATTCATCAAGTACAAATTTTTTGCCTACAATAACTAATTTGCCATGATAATTTTTAATGTCGCTACCTTTATAATAAAAAATAATATGGTTATTATAAATAGAACCTACACTTTTAATTTTAATTGCTTTGATTGATGGTCTATAAATATCTCTTGGAACAGTTACAATTTCAGTATCGTAAGTCCACACTTGACCTGGAACGTAATTATATTCTCCTAAAGACTGAGTAGATAATAAATCTACTGCACCCCACACCTGACACTTCAGCTCTTCAAATAATAGATCAACAGGATCGCAATTCAAAACTTTTGAATAGTTAATTGCTTGGTCAATAGATATTTTTCTTTGACCACGAACTTCCTTCCAAATGTTTGCAAAGTTCTTATCTGATTTTTCTGCAAATTTTTTAGTATCAAGATTGTTAATGTGTAATTGAGTGCTTAATTGTTCAGCAGTATCTGCAGGAGCAAAAGTATTTTTTAAAATTCTATTTTGATATTCTGTTTTTTCAAATTGCCACAAATCAATGAACTCATCTTTTGATTTGATAAAATCTAAACCTAATATTTTTCTATAAACTTCAATTGATATGCCAGTTATAATATGGCTATAGCTATCTACTTTATTATTGCCTGTTAATTTTTCAGAAAAAAAATTGATTTGAACTGTTGCTGTTGCGCCTGTTTGAGCTTTAGAATTCTTTTTAAAATCTATAAAGAAATCTTCGTCTTGATGTGAGTTAAGCCATTCTTTAGAAGGCTCGGATTTCAACCACTCTGTTTTTAATGCTAATTCCATAGATATAAGATTTTATCGCATAGACTAATATTATAGTCAAGTATGACTAAACAACTTGACATCTTATCTACAGGTATTAAACGCCTTAAATATGAGCTTTTTAAGAGGTTATAATAATGGCTAGAAATGAATATTTTAGCGTAACCAGAACTGCAGTCTCAAAATGGCATCGACAGGCTCACGATTTAGTCGCTTTAAGCGACTGCGATTTTATAAGTTTATGTCCAGCCTGCGCTAAAATTTTAATTGTAGCCGATACTATTTATAATAAAGACAGCTCATTTAGAGGCAAATCTGAGTGGATGCAAAGACCATATAAGCAAATCGCTCAATGCTTAAAAATACCTTATTGGATTGTTTGGTACACAGTTGATGAGAGTAAAGCCGTAAAACCAATAACTAAATTTCATCTAAAAAGAATATATCCAAATCCATCAGCAGCAATACTTGAATTAGAGCCAGATCAGTTTTTGCAATACCTAGAGCATAAAGTTCAGCAGCACATACCGGATTGCAATTCCAAAGAATATTTAAAAGAGCGTATGAACGCTGATACAGAATTTAATAAAAATTTTACACGAAAGGATAATTATGCGAGATTATTATCCTAGCTGCACAGAGTTAATTCCTAATTTAAAATTAACAAATCAAGAATTCAGAATATATCAATATCTTTGTTCTCAATATAGTTTGCGTAAGCATGAGCCATTTGTAAGGCTTGTTAACATAGCAGGCTTATTTCAATTATCTCTAGCCACAGTAAAAGAGAACCTGTCTAGGATTGCAGAGCTGGAGGTAGATCAAAAACAATTACTAACTATTAGTTTTAATGGAACTCACCTTATATTTGAAATGCCATACTACAAATCATTCCTGGAGAAATTAGGATTTAAAAAAAATAATTTATCAGAAGGTTTTAAAAACTTACACAATAAGGTTAAGGATTTAAATAAAGAAGTAGACGATAAAATTTATTTATTTCCTAAGTTAGATCAGTTTGATTTGTCAGAAGCATTAAGAGATTTGCCTGACGAAGAGTTTGAAAATTTAAAACCAAATCAACTTAGATTTCCTTGGGTATATTATGATGAAAAAAATAGACGAACAGATACTAGATAAACAAATCTATACCGAAACGCAGATTAGATATTTGCTTGAGGATGCCGTTTGGACTGAAAGATTTATAGCAAAACCGAACAACAGGAGAGTTCCTGCGATGTATAAGATTATTGAATGTAGTTATGATGAGCAGGATTATGGTTATTATATCGCTAGTTATAAAGGCAAAGCCACGCCTAAACAGATGACTAGATACAATTTTGCCGTTGAAGTTATGCTTATGTTAAAATCTGATGTTGATAAAGATCCAATATTTGCAAGGAAATTAATATGGATGAAGGCAAATAGAATTCCAATGACTAAGCTGGCAAAGATGTTTGGTTTCCATAGAACTACTTTAAAAATTCGCTATCAGACAATCTTACAACGTTTGGCAGATAAAATAAATTCTACATATTCGTTTGACAGCATCGACAAATTTCTTTACAAATTCTAATATAATTTCATAATTATTTATTCTTAAAGTACATAAGAAATAAACTTATTCTCTTAGCCTATACAAATAAGAAAACAGCTGTAAAATACAGAGCTGTTGTGTCAACAGTTTATCTATACGCTGTTGTAATTAATTTAAATTTAAAAAGTCTAACACCAGAATAGTTAAGGATAGTTCCCACAACAGATTAGTGATGATGAAGATTAGAGTAGATTGCGAAACTATAAACAAACAAAATAAGTTACCTTGCAAAGCTCCAGGAATATTATGTAAGAACGGAAATATCCGTTGCAGAATTCATGGTGGAGTTTCAACTGGTCCAAAGTCTGCAAAGACTACCGAAGGTAAAATAAAATTATTAAAAAATTTACATCTTAAAGATCATGAACGAATTGCAACTAACATCAGAAATAGAGAACTCAATAGTATCTCAACTGATGAACGGAACTCCGCTCACTAAGATTTGCAAAGCTAAAGAAGCACCAAGTTTATCAAAAGTTTATAAATGGATTGCAACTAACAAAGAGTTTGCAGATAAGATTTTGACTGCTAGACGAATAGGCGCACAAACATATTTAGATTTAATTATTGAAGAGTTAGAGAATGCGGACAATCGTAATATTATGGTGGTTCGTGAGAAGTTATCTCATTATCGTTGGTTAGCTTCAAAGCTAATTGGAGTGTATGGAGACAAACAAGAAATTAGAACAGACAGCAAGATTGAGATTACTTGGAACGTTCCAGACGTTCAGTCTAATACGAATACGAATGTTATTGATGTGAATGTTGAAGATGTGAATGTGGTTAGAAGTTCGGTAGAATAAACATAAACGTTGTTCTCGCACGCATCATGAGGTTAGCAAAATAATAAACAATTAAATTATATTTACACCACTCATACACCAGATTGATTAATGAATAAGCATTACCAATCCAGAGTGTCGGCTAGTCATGCAAATTACTATTAGAAATGGCGGAAAATGAATTAATTTTGCCTACCATAGCACCGAAAATAGCGTGCGGATCTCTATAGCGTTAATACCGGTCTAGCAAACGCACAAACGAACAAACATATTACATGACTAAAATTAGCGACAAGTTTAAAAATATTCAGGCAGTAACCTACTCCACTTATCGAGACGAACTTATTATAAATTTTTCAGGATTTGAAAG